CTACATTGGTGTTGCGCCCGACAACGGCGTTGGACACATGGTTCCTGCCATTGGCAGCAGTTCAAACTACGTTACTGGCAATAAAAATCAAGAAACATATTTTGCAAATGATGCATTGTTGCCAGTGACCGAAATAAACACCCACAATCCAGCAATAGTAAACGCACCTAGATCTTTTGACAGAGACAAACCTGTACATGCAGTGGTAGCAGGTTCAATGTTTCAACAAGGACTCAACAACGACATTGAGCGAGGCCCCATTAGGTCAAGCAGTCAACGAGAAACTCCCAGTGCTGTGTTTGGTATCAGCACACCGGGCATACCAATATATCAAGGTGGTATGAAACCTGATGACATACGTAAAAAAATACAAAACAATGAAATCAAACCCGAAGATGCACGAGTAATTGGGCGCATGGGCGGACACACCTTGGTCATGGATGACGGTGACCTTGAAGGCGACAATGCTTTGTTTCGATTGCGCACACCCAAAGGTCATCAGATCACAATGAATGATTCTGGCGACTTTTTTTACATCACACATGCCAACGGGCAAACATGGCTGGAGTTTGGACGTGAAGGCACAGTGGATGTGTTCAGTACCAACAGTGTAAACATTCGCACCCAGGGCGACATCAACTTGCATGCTGACCGTGACATCAACATGTTTGCTGGCGGCAACATACAAGTCAAAAGCACCAAGAGCACCACAATAGAAGCAGTCACAGATTTGAGCATATCTGCACAAAAAGATTTTAAAATTTACAGCAAAGCTACCATTGGTATCAAAGCCGATGGCACCATGGCCTTGCAAAGTGCCGGCGGATCCTGGGCCGGCGGCAGTGCGTTAAAGTTCACTGCTGGCGGCATAGACTTCAACGGTCCTGCAGCACCGTCGGTCTCTGCACCCAAACCCATTGCCACAATTGAATTGGATGACACAGCATTCAACAACAGCACTGGTTGGAAAGTGCAGAAAAAAGCATTGAAAACCATTGTGCCTAGAGCACCCACACATGAACCTTATCCTTATCACAACAAAGGTGTTGACGTCAAGGTACAGTTAGAACCAGGACAACCATCACCACCACCAGGTTCTGCACCAGTGCCCGCGGGCTGGAGCGCCACAGTTAAATGAGCACTTACAAATTTGATTACAACGGAAAAGCAATTGAAGTAGTTGGGCCACCGGGCACCACTGAAGCCCAAGCTCGCGCTGTATTTCAACAACAAGTCAACAGTGGTGCCTTGGTTGGACTAAAAACAGGAGATGCAATAAGTGCCGCGTATCAAGCATCTAAAGGAGTACCGGGGTCAACGGCTGCAGTGGGGCAAACAGTCAGTGGGGTTCCTGGATCTACCAATGGCGCCTTGGGCCCAGCATTCAGTACCACAGGCAAAAGTTTTGTCAGTGCTGGCAGCGGCGTCACTGACACTACCACGCAAACACTGTCAAACATAAACAACAGCACCCTTAAAGGTGTGCCCACCAATGGGATTACCACTGCCGATTTTGCCAAGACTGCACCAACCATGTCTTCCATACAAACACTTAACCCAACACAAGTTCGAGCCACTGTTGCACAAGCAGCCACATTGAGTGGACAATCTGCTGATCAAATCACTGACACTGGAGGTGTGGGGCAATTTGGATTCAGTGGTACACAGTTAGAAACTGCTGGCCTAATAAAACCAGGCACCGTTGGCACATATCTAACCAACAACAGCAACTCGTTGACTGATGTGTTAAAAAGTCCTGCTGTATGGACTGGCAAAGATGGCATCAACAGTCTAGACAATTTGCTGAGCAATCCTGTTGTTCAAAATACAACACAACAGAGTTTGATGAGCTCAGGCTTGTCGTCAGTGCAACAACTGGGTATTCCCATAGCAGCACTGTCGGCCAAGGCACTGAGCGGCTTGTCACTGAATGCTGCCAAAAGTCCTGCGCAAACATTTAACTGGGCACGGGGAAAATTGCCACCAGACGCACAAGCACAATTTGACGCCACAGCACGTGATGGTGCATTTGCTATTGGCACAGCAGATCAAAAATTCAACGATGCAATGACTCAACAAGCACCACCAGGTGAAGCAGAAAACACTGTGGATCGACAAACTTTGGATGCTGCCACCACTAGAATATTTGGCAATGCCAAAATCCCCAGCTTCAAGTACGGATCAGAAGATCGTGACCCTGCTGTTGTGGCAGATCGCAAGGCACTGCGCAAAGAAACTGCCACGGTGGCATCCCAATTTGACACCTTGGTAAATGAAATAGACTCAACCACACCAGATCAGGCTGATGCAAAAATTGCACAGTTCAACGCTATCTACACACAATTTGTTGCGTTTATCAAAGGGTTTGAAGCATTAAAATCGCGAGCATTAAATGGCAAACCATACAGTGCCAGTCTTGTGGTGGATCTTGAAAAAGACATTGCTGGTTTGCAAGATGCAATTGTTGAAATAAACCGGTTGATTCGAAAATTGCAAAATTTAAAGAAACAAAATCAAATCTGATTTTTAACCGGTAAATACTTGTATGACCACATTTATCGGCTTCAATACTATCAATCAATACAAGAAGTTTACGCTCACAAATTACGATTTGATTCAACGCGACTTGTTGAATGCCTTTAACATTCGTCAAGGGCAATTACCGGGTCGACCAGGATATGGTACCATAATTTGGGAATATCTGTTTGAAAATCAAATTGAACAATTGCAACAAGACATACGTGCTGAAGTACAGCGTGTGTGTGGTGGCGATCCAAGACTGGTATTGAATGATGTTCAGGTATTTCCCCAAGAGAATGGTATTCTCTTGCAGATAGAAATCACAGTGGTACAAACCACCAATGCTGAAATTCTCAGTGTGTTCTTTGACCTGCAGACTCGTGCAGCCAGTTACGTATAACTGCGCCGTTTTCTTTATCAATAAATAAAGCATATACGAGAGAATCATGGCCACAACCACAAGACAAACAGCAATATTTGGTGTTGAAGATTGGAAACAGATCTACCAAACTTACCGCGAAGCCGACTTTCAAAGTTATGACTTTGAAACTCTCCGCAAAAGTTTTATTGACTATCTGCGTTTGTACTATCCTGAAACATTCAATGACTATATTGAATCCAGTGAATTCATTGCCTTGCTGGACGTCATGGCGTTCATGGGTCAAGCACTGGCATTCCGCACTGACTTAAACACTCGTGAAAATTACATAGACACTGCTGAACGTAGAGATTCAGTGGTGCGTCTTGCAGACCTGGTCAGCTACACGGCCAAGCGCAACACAGCAGCAGAAGGTTTTCTCAAAGTATTCAATGTCACAACCACAGAAAATGTTGTGGACTACAACGGTATCAATCTCAGCAATGTCACAGTGAACTGGGCTGATCCCACCAATGTGGACTGGCAAGAACAGTTCACTGCTATTATCAATGCCAGCCTTGTTGACAGTCAAAAAGTGGGTCGTCCTGGCAATCGTCAAACTATTCTAGGTGTGGATACGGCAGAGTATGCAATTAATTTAGTACCTGGATTTTTGCCAATTGTGCCGTATTCAGCCACGGTTGATGGTGTCAACATGCCATTTGAAGCAATGACGTCTACCAGTGTGGGAGAAGACTATGTTTATGAACCCAGCCCACAACCCAACACAAGTTTTAATATTTTGTACAGAAATGATCAACTGGGTTTCCAATCAGCCAACAACGGCTATTTCTTCTTGTTCAAACAAGGTGTGTTGCAAAATCAAGACTTCAATTTGGCCGAACGCATTGCCAATCGCACTGTGGACATCAATATTGAAGGCGTAAACAATCAAGATCGTTGGTTGTTTCAACTGGACAATCTTGGCAACATCAGCCAGGAGTGGACTTATGTCGACAACATTTATCAAAGCGCGGCAGAGCGAAGCACTTCATTGTTGCCAGTGTATTCAGTGACATCAAGAGCCAACGACCAGATCACATTGATTTTTGGCGATGGCGTATTTTCACAGATTCCTGTGGGCATATTCCGTGCTTATGTCCGTGCGTCAAACGGGTTGCAATACATCATAAACCCTGAAGAAATGCAAAACGTTGTGTTGCCCATCAGTTATATTGATCGCAATGGCAACCTGCAAACCATCACATTCACCTGTGGCATCACACGCCCTGTGAGCAACAGTCAAGCACGTGAACCCATTGCTGAAATCAAACAACGTGCTCCTGCACGTTACTACACACAGAATCGCATGGTCAATGGAGAAGATTACAATCTGTTTCCTTACACACAATACAATTCAATTATCAAAAGCAAGGCACTGAATCGTGCGGCAATAGGCACCAGTCGATATCTTGATCTTGTGGACAACACTGGCAAGTATTCAAGTACCAACACATTTTCAAGTGATGGTGGATTGTGGAAAAGCAATGTGTTTCCCACCATACTGTTTTCCTGGACCAATCGTAATGACATTGCCGAAGTCATTACCAATCAAGTGCAGCCCAACTTGGCAGGGGCAACTGTCAAACAGTTTTACTATGCCAATTTTCCAAGACAAAATGTAAACACCGGTGCCACAGCTGGATTCACTTGGAATCAAAGCACTACATTGGCCAATGAAACCACTGGATACTTTAGAAATACTACCACAAGTGCAACATTCCCTGATGGTACTCCCATTCCCATTGGCGACAATACAACTGGAGTGTTCAAGTATGTGGTGCCCGGCGCATTGATGAAATTTGTCCCGCCCACGGGATACTATTTTGATCGTAACAATCGCTTGGTTCAAGGAACTCCGGTGCGAGCTGACGAACGCTTAGTAATTTGGGCCAGCGCACAACAAATTGTGGGCGACGGATACAATGGCGGTCAAGGCAATCTGTCCAGCGGTGCCGGTCCTGTGACCATAAACAATTTTGTACCCACCGGTGCCATAATTGCCACAATTATTCCGTTGTTTGTGTCTGATTTACCCAATGATGTTGAACAACAGATCACACAGCAAATTTTGTTGAATCGTCAGTTTGGACTGGGCTAT